ACCTTTTTTAAAGATTTGAATGATTCTGTGCTGATTCTTATTATTTCAGTAATTTGCTGTACGAATGATTTTTCTGATTCACCAGACGATCTTACTGGAGTTGCATCTCCGCTTCCTGTAGGATAAATTCTCGTTGAGTTTATAGAAGCAGCCATATTTTATCCGTAGTTTCTGTGCGAATGCGAATGGAAATAGAGTTTATCATCAATAGATCCTCTATTCGCTTCAGGATCAGGAACATCACCTTGTCCTGGAAATCCTGAAGTAGATTGTCCGTAGATATATCCAGGATTTGATTGTTTATCCATATAGTTTGATACTGTGTTGTCGTTTGCTTTGGCCTTTTTCGCTCTTTTGCCTGTTTTGACTGTTCTTTTTGGTTCTGTTGCTACAGGCTCAGCTGATTTTTGTTCCGACTGTCCGTAAATATACCCAGGATTTGCCTGTCTTGCTGCATAATCTTGTGGTGATGGTCCAGAACCTAATTTTGCGTGTCCATGGCCTCCATGAGACCCACCATAACCGCCACCTGATCCGCCGCCGCCATGGCTTTCGTGACCTTTTAATGTGTAGTGTGGATCATCATTTGATGCATGAACAAGATTGTACTTTTGTAGAATTTCAACAATTCTTGGGTCTTGTCCATTGTGTATGTCTATAGCATAACCTTGTTTGTGTGTACTACTTCCTACTTGTGCAACAGGAGTTCTCTTTCCACTCGGCCAATCTAATATACCTGGATGTCCCTGGGCCACAGATCTATCATATAATACTTTTTGCTCTGCATCACTTCTAACTGAACTGTTTACTTTAAGTTTTTTGTTATATTTTGTCATATATTCTTTAGCTGCATCAAGAACAGCTTTTTTCATTTCAGGCTTCATTTGGTTGAAGTGTGCTTCATCCGCATCTCCTCTACCAAATTCTAATACAGATTTTGGATCTATATTGTTGTTTGTTGGGTTGGCATCACGTCTATCTTTAATCTTTGTTGATGGGTGTAGAGCATCATTCATATATGCTGCTCCAAGCGCAGCTACTGTGGCTGTAGGAAACATAGTTGCTAACATTCTTGTTTCGCTTGCTATTACTGTACCGAAAACTGAAGAATCGCCTTTCAGCTCTTCTCCCTTTGGAGATGCTCCTGGCTTTCCAGCTCTTCCAGTACCTCCATTTGTTGGAGGATTTGGCGATGCTGAAGGTAAAGGTGGAAGTGCTGTTGTTGTGGTTCCTCCTGCAGCTGGCTTTGCTGTTGGAGTTGCTTGTTTGGTGTCTTGATTTCCTCCAAACCATCCTTTAAATTTATCGCTATAGAATTTTGATACTTCTTCTGCTATTTTCTGTGCAGCTGTTCCTGGAGTTTCTATTTTGACTAGCATATACGCTAAGTGTGTTGCTACACTTTCAATAATAACTGATCCGAAATATTCTATACCATAAGATGCTATAATCCCAAGAGCAAATCCAGCAATGTTGCCAAAAAGAGGAACTTCAGAACCTAATATTGCACCAATTAATCCAGCAGCTATTTTATCTGACAGCAACATAATAAATGCTTTAATGAGCTCACCTATTACATTTCTGTCTATTTTTCCTTCAGACTGAAATATTGCTATGATAAAATCAATGAAGTATGCAAATTTAAGCAATTTGCTATTGGCTATCTTTTTAGCAGCCCAAGATATGGCTTTTAGTACGGTTATAGTTGCTCTTGCTGCAATAGGTTCTATTATTCTTACAATAGCTCCTGTTATCTTGTTTGTTGCCTTTGGGTTTATCGCTTCTATAGGCTTTCCGCCTCTGAAGTGATTAGGGAAATTTCCTGCAACAACATTAGGAGAATTTCTTATTATTTTTTCTACATTTCTTTTTTCTATTAATTTTGGAATTCTTTCAGCTATATTTGCAGCTTGCTTTGATCCTGCAGCACCATATGCTTTGCTGAGAGTTCTGATTGTAGAAACGTTTTCTGTAACATGTCGTGTGAACGATTTTGTTCCGGGTTCAGGAGTTTTATCTCCAGTTCCTTGTAAGAATTTCCTAAAATCGTCTAACTCTTTAGTTAAAGGCAATAACAAACTAGCGAATGGTGTTAGGGCTGACAGTATTCCAGTTGTTTTTTGTGCAGCAACCCCTATTTCTCCAAAGAAGCCTCCTCCGTCGCCGCCACCGCCTTTTTTCTCTAGTTCTGCTATTCTTCTGGCTTCATTTTCTTCTTCCAACTTTTCTTGTTGAAAGTTGTGCATATTCTTCAATACGTTTAATGTTTGCGTATTTACTGTTATCAGTTCATTGAACTGTTTGCCTCTAATGCGTTCAGCCTGATTGCCTACTGTTTCGGCTTGTCTTACTGGTTTTGGAGAATCATTGTATTTGTCAGAAGGCACAGGAATTTCGCCCAATCCTGTAGATCTAGTAGCTGTAGGCTTTTCTTTTTTCTCAGCTTTTGCGTCTTCAGGCTTGCCTGTATCAGCTTTTTTCATAGCTGCAGATGCGGCGGCTTCAGCTGCACCAGCTTCCGCCGCCCCACCTTCAAACAATCCTGCTATTAATCCTACCATCTATTATGCTTCTTTTTGATTATCTATGAAAGATGTTAACATATCAAGATATAAGTCTCTTTCATAGGGAAAAAGATTTTCAATGTCAGTAATAGAGTATTTATGGTGTTGGACTAAACCAAAGATTACGTTATAGTAGTTAGCTAACGTATTATGGCTCATCCCAACGTAAAAAAATCTTGTAACGAGGTGAGTTCAATTGATCTATCGTGATCTAGAGAATTCTTGTATTCAATTTTGTGATACAATTTTGGCATCGTTTCAAAAAACTCTTTAATTTTCGTAAAAGTTTTCATGTCAAGATTGTCGAGGAACTCTTCAAGTTCTTTTTCAGTTACGTCTGTAGAGCTATACACGTTATCAGCGTCATAAATCTTATCAACGCACAGTTGAATTAGCTTAAATTCCGGATTATCAGATTTAGCAACTTTTTGTGATGTAAATGAATTGGGATATTTCATTACCAATCCAGTAGTATCATTGATTTCAATTTTAGTATTGTTATTTGGGTCAAATTTTACTTCGATTTCGTCTAAATTCACTTTAAAATCGTAAACTTTATCGTCTTCATTGTCTCTATAGCTAAGTTCAACAATATTATTCACTGATTTAGATCTCAATTTTAAGAAAACGTATTCTACATCAAAAGTTGAGAATTTAGTAACATCAACGCCTTCTGTAACAATGCAATTATGAATTACTTGATTTACTGCGTTGATAACATCTTTTTCTTCTCCCGACTGCTGGGCCATGAGAAGAATCTTTTCCTCTTTAACAAGGAAAGGTCTTGCTTTAACTTCTTCTTTTGTTGAAGGAATAGTCAAATCAAAGGTGGGTAACGATATTTTTGGTAAAGCCATATCAAATCTCCTGATATATTATGTGGTAAATGGAAGTTCAGGTAAAGAAACTATACCATCAAATGTTTGGCTGTTTAATAAATTAAACTGTCCGCCACTTGGTGGTGATGAAAAATTATTATTAAGCAAACTCTTTATTTGCTCAGTGGTAGGCGGTGTAGACAATTGTGCTATTGGGTTAAAATTATTTATTTGTGATATTTGTTTGTTCAGTTGTTCATTTAAAGATTTGTTGGCCTGATACAGCGCGGCATCTCTATCCATTTTTGTTTCATTTACAAACCAGTCTCTGTAAGTAAAGGTTACACCAAGAGACATTAATTCGTTTTGCGATCCCCAATTAACTGGAGTTCCTGCTGTTGCTATTGGGAAAGCGTCAAGTAGTGTGTATACCAAAATAGTCTGATTTAACTCATTGTAGACAAATATGTCAAGTTCAGTTATGTAATTGTCTTTATATTCAATTTCATATACAGAAGCGCCATTTTCCGCTTTGTTATTAAATCCACGACTACTGTCAAAGTTTACAACAAGATTTAACCAAGAGTCAAAAAATCTCTTATTATACCCCGATCCATCAACGATAAAATTCAATGTTATGTCATTGAACACAGGCAAAAACGCATACTTTTCTGTTGGTCCATATCCATATCTTCTTACAGCATCTGCTGACGCCATAGCAACTCCAGGAAGTTCTGTTGCTTGAATATAATAAGATAATAGTTTTACATTATTAGGATCTGTTGGTATCGCAGCAGATAATGTTCCAGTTGGTATTCTAAATGTAGTCAAAAACAGGTTATTCTTAAGAACACCAGAATATCCGCTGACAGTTGAATAAAACCCATTTATGTCAAATCCATTTTGTGTGGTAATTTGACCTGGAGGTATTGTTAGTAAAGTAGAAGGAGTGTCTGCCATTTTATCCTCTTATGAGTTTTCTGCTGTCAGCCCAGACTTGTTTTTCTGTGGCCTTCATGAATCTTGCGGTTGGTAAGAATAAAGCAATATCCCATTCTTCAGGCTTCATGTAGATAAAATTAGATCTTACATGACCAAACAAATAATGTTTGATACATGGCTTATAGTAGTTCATTACTGTTGCTTTTTTCAGTATACTGTAATTTATTTTTAGTTTAGTTGTCTCGTCAAACGTTTTGTTGTTCGTCGTCTGATATAGAGCATCCATAAGTTTGGCTCTATAGTTTAGAGGAAGATAGTGCATATTTAACCCAAGAAACCCACCATCTGCTGGCCCAATAGGAAAGATTAGTGGAAACACATCATAATATGGCAGTTCATTCTTTAATTTTGGATCATATTTAAACATGTACATGTTGCCGATGAGAGGCTTTTTGGTCCAATCGTCAACTTTACCTCTGATTAAATTTTGTTCGCTTACACGAGGAACTTTGGCTGCGCGTTCTCTGTACCAATCTCTAGCAGCTTTGGTTTTGTTTGGGATATGACCTTTTCTTAATCCTTGCGCAAGGATAAAGTCAAAATGAGGTACAGACATTAGTATTTGATTCCTAACTCGTCTTCGGTTAACACCATAAATTTCCAGTTTCTTTCGCTACAAAATTTATCTGCCGCTTCAAACTTGGCTTGATTTACAGCATACGTTTGTACTTCATTAATGTATCTGCGACCAATTCTTTTTGGCATCACAGGCGGTTTTGTTTGTTTCTTTGGCTTAATTTCAATAACTGCACATTCTTCTCTGCCTGTTTCTTTGTTTATTTTTCTTATCCAAAAATCAGGGAAATACTTATGCAGCCTTCCATCAACAGGACTTAAATATACCAACGAGAATTCTTCAGAAGCCCAAGCAATTATATCAGGATTAGCGTCTAAGAATTGCATAAATTTGACTTCCCAAAGACTTCTATACACGATATTCGTAGGATCGCCTTTGTATTTTTCAATATTCTTCGGCGTAAATCTTCCTTTGTAAGTCGTTGCCATACACATCCTTAGATCTTTGATATAAATAAGATACCGACGATTATACGATATTTATAAGGATTTTTGATGGCCATAGACCCATTAAATTTTATCACAAATAAAACACCTATTGGGCAAATAGCTACTGGAGTTAGTAGCGGGATTACTTCGGTGTTGAATGGGTTATTTGGTGGCTTCGCTTCTGCGGGAGCATCTACTAGCACTATGACTAGTCAAGGGGCATCTCAAGTCGATAACTTAACTGCTGGCGGCGATCAGCAATTTTTCTCAGGTTCTGCTGCTAGAGCTTCTCTTGATGCCATTTCTTCTTTAAGAAATCTCCCAGACACAGAAACTTATCTGAGTTCTATCGCGCCGCAATCTGCCGTTGAAAATTCTAAAAGCGATACTGCAGGAAGTAAAGTTCTTAGATATCCTCTTGATTTGCCTGACAAATACTTCTTCCAGCTGGCTTTTTCAAAATACTCAAGACCTTCTCCGCTATCTCCTACGAAGTTTGATGTTGCGTCAACTATCATTCTTCCTATTCCGAATGAGTTGGTAGAAGGCCAGTCTATAAACTATACAACAAAGGAGCTTGGTGCAGAAGGTATTCTTGCTGAGCAGATTGCCCAGACAATTAAGGATAAAGGCAACATAAAACAAACATATAAACGTTTTTATGGTGATAAAACGAATGGTGGTCAGAAGGCAACAGCAGACATATATGCTTTCGGTGCAGCTACTCTTAATAGTTTAGATGACGGTGCTGCAGGTACGTTAGGTCAGTTTACTGGAGTAGTACCCAATCCACATCCGTCAGTTTTCTTTCAGGGAATTTCTCTCAGAGAACATAGCTTTAACTGGACATTTGTTCCTTCTAATCAAGCTGAAGGTGCTCAATTAGCTACTATTATCAATGAAATTAGAAAGAAAACTCTACCAACAGCTGATA